AGCCGCCCACGGTCAGATTGTCCGGCAGCGCAGTGATCTGCGTGCCCTCGAGGTCGAGGGAGCCGCCCACGGTCAGATTGTCCGGCAGCGCAGTGATCTGCGTGCCCCTGAGGTCGAGGTAGCCTTCTACATCCAAACCGTATTTATTGACAAAATCCTTCGCGTCCATTCCCTTGCCCTTCGCCATGTCAACCTCCATAAAAAGGCCGCTCACAGCAACCTGATGATAAAAAATAAAGGCCGCTCCCCGATGGAGCGGCCCCAGCGACGCGACATAGACACAGAACGCGGCGCAAAGTTGTTGAATCACCTTCATTGCCGCCAAGGCGCTCATGCTGCCCTGACGGTCTGAAAGAAATTCGTTTCATCCATTTTCACGGCCCGCTCAAAATGTCGTAGCCATGAGGGTTTGTTGGTCGGCTCACCCTAACCGTCGCTCCGGTGCGCTTGTGCGCTGCGGCCTTACTTTCAGCACGCTTTTCCGTCCACGCCCCTTCCGCACCGGGCCAGTTCCCATTTCTGAGCTTCTCTCGCGGTTTCCTACTGATCCACCGTGCCGCATGGGCCGTGTGTCGTTCGGGCCTCTGGAATCCTGCTCAATCCGCGCTCCCCGGTTCCGGCATCTGGCTACTTTTGCCCGTGAGCTTGTTTCGCCGCCGTCCCCGTCTCGCAAAGTCAGTGTCTCAAAACAGAGACGACAGGTCAAGGCTTTTGTTGCAATACAGAAACTGAAATGATAAAAATTTTTCCAGATGAGAGAATCCCGCAAATCAGCGGGCAACAAAAAAGCCCCTCGGGTGAGGGGCTGGGAGGAAGACATGAAACTGAAAGAATTTATGGAAATGCTGAAAGAGGCTGCGGCCTATACCAAGGAAAAAGAAGACACCGAGAATCGCTGCTGCGGGGGCACGGAAACCAGCTCTTTGCCCTCCTATGGCAACGGTATTTCCTGCCAGCTCAGCTTGACGGCTGAGGGTGAAGTGAGCCAATCGCCCACGCCGATCACCGTCAGCTTCACCGTGCGCGCCTAAATGGAAAATCCCGGCTCAGGGGCAAACCTTGGGCCGGGAAGAAAAACTTAAAGGGGTAGCTACATGCTGATTCTATATGCAAGTATTTCCATTCTTTTTATTGCTGGGGTTATCCTGATATATTTAACCATTAGCAGCCAGAGAAAAGTACTAAAGGAAATACATGAGAACGACCGAAAGCTTATAGATTTTGTATTCAAGGCTGGTGAGGGGTATCTAAAAGAAGCCACAGCCAGCAAGCGGGTAAAAGAAGTTGTTGAATTGCGTGATCTATTGGTTGAAAACAACATAATTGAACACGGTGCGCTACGCATCGCTGTTGAGTGCGTATATGGACTTAAGGAAGATTTTTATAGGCACAACAAAGCCATAGACATATCTATGATTCAACGTGCTGAGGATGTGTGCTGGGATGCTGCGCATGATGAAAAAATCAAACAGGAGGTAAGCGAATTGCTTCAATCAAAAGGCGAACCTGTTTTTCAGGAGAATGTCCCAAAAGACCAGCCTTTGTAATATCTGCAATAAGCTTATTATCTTCAATTTTCAGGGGGAGGATTTTTATTCTCCCCCTTTCATTATGGATGATGGTGATTTCTCTTTTTTCTGCTATTGCCTGAGACAACATCGATTTCAAATCGTTCATACTTCACCTCGCAGTTAATACCCCACCTTATCTTCTTCCATACGCTTCTCCCCCAAAAACAACTGCCACACCCGGCAACGCGGCCCAATTCAGCCCTCACCAGCGCCGTTCATCACGGTCGCATTCAACAACTTTTCGCGCCACGTTGTACAAGCTTTCAAGCTGTGCGCGATTGAGGCTGTATAAATGTTCCTCGCCGTCCTCGCCCTGCACGAATAGAAGCGCAGATTTTTCATAGTCGCCATTCTTAATGATCTGCATGGCGCACGCCTCTGACCGCTGGTATTTTCCAGTGAACATATTGGCTCCTTTAGGATGCAGACTATAAAACGCGCCCGAACCAGCGCACACGCCCATAAACGCGGAACGTTTCCATTTCATCGCCCTGCACGGAAAGTGGCGCGTACCGCTCGTTGATCGAGCATATATTCCATCCGTTGGGAATTTTTTGAAGAACCTTAACCATCAGCTCCTCGCCAAGCCCGACAAGGAATATGCGCCCGTCCTGTGGCGTTTTGTCGTTCTGGTCGATCAGGATGGTGTCGCCTTCCTTAATAAGGGGCTCCATGCTGTCACCGCGCACTACCATCATGACGGAGTTTTTACCGTTGATGTGTTCACGCTTCAAAAATTCGTTTCTGAATGCGTAAAACCCTGCGACATCGCCATTCGTTTCAAGACTTGCCCCTGCGCCAGCGACGGCCTTGACCTTCGGGATCATGACATAGTCGTCAAGCTCCTCGCCGGGGAATGAAACCTGAGCATTAATTTTGTCCAGCCATTCACACAGCACATCCGGCGCAGGTAACGCCGGGTCTTCGTCGTCAAGGGCGCGGTAAATAGTCGCTTTTTTCGCGTCAAGAAACCGCATCAGATTGGCCTTTCCTCCAATCCGCTCGGCATACTTCCTCAGTCCACTGGCAATTTCATCGTAGGTACTCATAATCATATTATCTGCCTTGGTTGTTCCAAAACTGCAACATATTTTTCTGAGATTTTGACTTGCCAATTTGTTCCCAAATTGAGACAATCAGTCCATGAAATATGACATTTTTATTCAATCATACCTCAAGTCGTCTGGGGAGCCTGTTGGAAAGTTCGCTGAACGTGCTGGCGTCCACCGCTCTTCCGTCTACCGCGCAATGGATGGCCTGCCCATCATGTTTCCGCTGGTGAAGAGCATGGTTGAAGCTGCTGGCGGCTCGCTTGAAATCATTGAGCCGCCAGCACCCCCTGCCACGTCACCCTCACCCGTGTCGGCCCAGCCAGCGCAGTAACGATAGCCGCGGCGTGGCCCACGGCCCGCTCTACTGCCGCGTCTGCGCCCATGTCAGCCGGATACGAGCGATACAGCGGCGAGGCCAGCAGGGGCGAAAGGACAGTGACTAGAAAACGATTTCCGGGTCGAGGGGAGATGTAGGCGCGGAAGGCGATTTGAGGCGGGGTGGAATGAGTATTTTGCACACATACAAAATAGAGGCCCAGCGCGGCCAGGGGAACCATAAACCATGAAACAGATTCGGAATACCGCCGTAATGGAAGCCCTGAGCGAAGACGCGCGCGCCTACGGCATCAAGCTGCTGGCGCCCGAGCTGGATAAGGAGCCTTCCAGCCTCTACGGCGAACTCAATCCCTACGGCGACCAAGGCAAGGCGAAGCTGAGCTTCGACGATGCCATCGAAGCAATGCGCACCATGCACAAGTTTACAGCCCTTGAACTTGCCGCGAACTCTCTCGGAAAGCGTGTGTGCCCCATGGATGCCATGCCAGACAAGGAAGACGTGCGCGACGAAATGCTGGACGACTGCAAGCTGCTCCGCGAGTTCCATGAAGCCATTCGCGCCGGGGAGCATCCCAACTATGTGCGCAAGCTGTTCAACGCCATCCACAACGAACTCGACCAGAGCATGAAGGCTTACGACATACAGCACGAAAGGAGGGGCAACTGATGGACACCCGCACGAAACAAAAACACCTGCGCGCCGTGCGCCTGCTTATGCACGCGCTGGAAGGCCATCGCAGCAGCCTGCCTGCCGGGAAGCCGATCAACGCTGTGCTGGCCGAAGGCATGGCCGCAGCTCAGGCTCTGGGGTTTGAACTGATCGCCGGGGAAGCGCGGGCCGTTGCTGGCCGCACAGTCGCCGTTGGGCGTGGGGTTGAGGCGCTTTACTCAGGCCCGGCATACCTGCCGCCTACCTGCGGGATAGAACGCAGCCTGCCCAATGGTGATGCGTAATGTGTGGCCGCCCTTGGACAGAGGCCGAGCTGCAATTCCTGCGCGCCAATTACCCGGCGCACTCAGCGACATGGTGCGGGAAAAAGCTTGGCCGTGGGCGCAGCAGCGTATCGCTCAAGGTCAAGAGCTGGTTCGGGGTCGCTGAGAATCGCCTTGCGAAGGCGAAGCGCGAAGACCCCGACCTTGGCCCGGTAGATCCGCCGATGGCTAACCGCTGCGTGGGTTGTGGCCGCATATCACGCACGCGGCGTTGCCCTGAGTGCCAAGCAAAGTACCTGGCCGGGTATCACGGCGAGTGCTGGGGGCCAACATACGATGAAGCCTATGGAGTGGCGCAGTAGCCATGAGACGTATCCTTTCTCTCTGCGATTACACCGGCAACTGGTCACAGCCGTATGTCGATGCTGGCTATGACGTGGTGCGCGTTGATTTACAGCACGGTGGAGATGTGCGGTTGCTGGAAAAGGGTGATGTTCCTGTCCATGGAATTTTGGCGGCCCCCCCTGCACATGCTTTGCCAGTTCTGGCGCGCGTTGGGTGCGTAGCGAGGCTGATATGGTTGAGGCTCTTTCCGTTGTTGATGCATGCATACGACTGGCTTGGGCGCACCGCGATACTCTGCGCTGGTGGGCGCTCGAAAATCCCATTGGGAAGCTGGTGCGTTACCTTGGGAAGCCTTTGATGAGGTTCGATCCTTGTGACTTTGGCGACCCGTATACCAAGCGCACATGTCTATGGGGCAGCTTTACGCCGCCTATGCCCCTAATGATCGGCAAAGATCTAAGCGTAACGCCAACGGAGGGTAGCAAGATGCACACGCAATATGGCGGTAAGTCACAGGCCACAAAAAACGCACGCAGCGCAACGCCCATAGGGTTTGCGAAGGCATTTTTCGAGGTGAACAGATGAAGACACCCGATGGATTTCGTGCGGTTCGCTACTGCGACTCGCAGCGGATTTACTACGTTTTTGAGCATAGAGACGGATGCTTCAAGGCCACAAGCGAAGACGGAAAGGTGAGCATTATGGTCGAGCCGAAGGCCTTCAAGGTCACGTTCTGCCGTGAGCATCACCCGTCCATGCCGCCAGCGGTGTGCGCAAGGTTTGAGGGCAAGCCCACGTTCACCGAGTGGTGGGATGCGAGGCAGAAATAGAAAAGCCCCCGACCGAACTCAGGGGCTTGCAGGGAATAAACCGTGTTAACTGATGGAGTGATTATGAATGACATTCCTGACAATGTCAAAGACTTTATTGGACGCTGTGCTGATGTTGTTGGCAATTTTGAAAAAAATAACTTTCACAGAGACACTATTTATCTCGTGTCAACGGGATGTGCAAAGACGCCAATTGAGCAGCTATTTGAATCGGCAACTCGCACATTAATTAAACTCACAAAATCTGAATTTGACGCCTTTCTCAGATATACAGAAGAAGGAAGTGTTGAACGAGCATACTACGGACTGAATTTTATTGCACAGCACAAGATCGGAAAATACAGAGCTGACTACATGATGCAACACATGGAAAGCGGTCAGAAACTTGTTGTTGAGCTTGATGGACATGAATTTCACGACAAGGACGAAAAGCAGCGCAGATATGAGAAAGCCAGAGACCGCTGCATGCAAAAGCATGGGTTCACCGTCTTCAGATACACTGGCTCAGAAATATTCAAAGACCCCTTCCAGGCGGCAATAGAATGCGTGGCGTTTCTGAATATTGGTTTTGATGAAAACGAACTGCGCGCCATGGTAGGGGCGTAGATATGGCAAAGTACAGAAAGATATCACCCAAAATTTGGAATGATGCCAAGTTTCGCGCCATGTCAGATAACGCAAAGCTGGTGTTCTTCATGCTTCTCACTCACCCGCAAACTTCTGCCATTGGCACAATGCGGGCCTTTCCTCAGGGCTTGGCCCCTGAAATGGGATGGACAGAGAAGGTCTTTCGGGAAGCCTTCCACGAGGTGATTGAAAAAGGCATGTGCATCTGCGCTGAGAAGGACGGACTTATCTGGCTGCCAAACTTCATGAGGTACAACCCGCCGGAAAGTCCAAACGTCCTAAAGTCATGGGCTGGAGCCTTGGAAGACTGCACCGAGTGTTCTCTTAAAATAGAGATATTTCAGCATGTAAAAGACTTGGCTAAAGGCTTTGGCAAAGGCTTTAGCGAAGCCTTCAACGAAGCCTTTGGGGAAGGTGAGCCGCAACCTTTGCCTAATCAGGAGCAGAAGCAGGAACAGGAGAATGAAGACTCACTACGTTCGTCTTCTTGCCCGGAGCACCACTCCGTGGACTCCGGCCCGGTGCCTGGCCCTATCGAAGCCGTTATCACTCTGCCGCTTAACACCGGGGAAGAACACCCCGTGACTCAGGGCGAGATTGACCAGTGGCAGGACTTGTACCCATCGGTGGACGTGCCGCAGGCACTGCGCAGCATGAAAGGCTGGCTCTTGGCCAACAGGCAGAAGCGCAAGACGAAGACGGGAATATCCCGCTTTGTCCAGGCATGGCTTGCCAGAGAGCAGGACAGGGGCGGTGGTAACTGTGCCCCCCGAGCAGCGCCTGCTGGAAACGCAAAACAGGAATCACAGGCAGACAGGGCGGCACGACTCACATACGAGGCCGGAATGAGCGTGCTGGCAGAAATGGAACAGCGAGGCCCGCAAGGCAGGAGGGCATTAAATGCGCGATGAAAACCAAGAGAAGCTTGCCGCCCTTATGGCGCTTTCTGCAAATTTCGGAAAGGAATTTTCCACGGCTCTCCTGAAAATTTGGCTTGAGCTGCTTGAAGAATACCCCGCGAATGTCGTGACCGCTGGTGTGCGCCGTGTGATCTCGCAGTACGAGTACAAGACGATTCCGCCGTTTGCCGTGCTGCGCAAGGCCATTGAAAGCGCTGCCGGTATCATCCCGCAGGAAGAATCGCTTGATATCGCTGCGGCTGCCGAGTGGAACAAACTCGTTGACGATATCGGCAGGCGTGGCCGTTACAACTGCCCGCAGTTTTGCCCCACAACGGCGTATGCCCTGCGCGGCATGGGCGGCTGGGACACGGTGTGCTCCTGGGATACGGACAAGCTCGAATGGCGGCGCCGGGAATTTATCGAGGCATGGAAGCAGGCCCACGGAAGGGAAGAAGCCATGTCCCTGGGTGAGGGCGGTGTCATGTCTCTTACTGCTGGCGGCCCAGAGTCTGCCCGGTCAATCTTGGACCGGGTGTTGGAGATCAGGCAATGAAAATCATCGTGAATATCGTGCCAAAGGCCCAGATGCGCGCCCGCCATGGCGTGGTGAACGGCTTCTCTCGGACGTACAAGGACAAGAAGCAGGCCGCGCAGGAAGAGGCGCTTATGGCCCTTCTCGGCCCATACCAGCCGAAAGAACCCATGCAGGGGCCGTTGATGCTCGGCGTAAAGGCATTTCTGCCCATACCGGCCAGCAAACCGAAGAAGTGGAAAACACTGGCGCTGAAAGGCATCGAGCGGCCTACGGTGAAGCCTGACCTCGACAACCTGCTCAAGCACGTCAAGGACTGCCTGTCCATGTTGCGCTTCTGGGGCGACGACAGGCAGGTTGTGGGCTATCTGCCGCACACGGGAAAATACTACTCGGACGTGCCGCGCTGGGAACTGGAGATTATCAGCCTGCCTGGGGGACAATTATGAGCGACAAAGGTTACGCAAAATTCTGCCTTATGATGATCTGCATATTGTGCGCGTTCGGCCTGATGATGGCAGGAAAAGACGGCTGGGGATGGTTGTTGTTTGTGACCATCCTGATAGGAGAGGAATAGTCATGACCGAGCACATGTCATGGAAAACCATACGGCTCATATTCGGAAACGGAGATTTGACCCAGGGCCGCAAATGCCTTGAGGCCATAGCGCGCAGGCTGATCCATGCCCGCACCAAACACCCAGCGAGTGAGTGGGCAGGTAAAGGCGATGATTACGGGCTGGAGGTGATCGAGGGAGAAGTCAGGGAGCTGCGCTTTGCCGTAAGGCTTGAAACACCGCAGCGGGTTGAAGACGAAACCTTGGACGTGCTGGCTACCGCAGTCCGTAAGTACAACCGCGAGGATGCGTGATGGTGGGTGACGGATACCAGTGCACAAAGTGCGGGGCATGGCAGAAGCCAGAAGGAAATATCGGTGGCTATGCGATTGATTGCGACAAAATATCTGGCCCTAAGCTTGTTTGTAAATCTTGCTTTTTGAAAGCCCGAAAACTGATCGGCCAGGGCGTGGGGTTTGACAGGACGCGGCGCATAACTGGGTATCTGGTGGGGAACCTTGAGCGGTTCAACAACGCCAAGCGAAAGGAAGAGGCTGACCGCGTGAAGCATGGCATGGAGGCAGAGAGTGGGCAACCCAGATAAACTCGAGGGATGGGCGCAGATAGAGAGCTATCTGAATCTTTCACGCAAGACCATCATTGCCCGCGGCTATCCAATACGCAAGGGCGGTGGAGTATTTGCATTCAAAAATGAGCTTGATGCGCACGGGAAGGGCAAGTCATTTTTGAGCCATTCCCTAAAATTCCCTAAATCTCCCAGTTTTTCTCAATCTTTCCCATAGGGGCATGGGCTTGTTCGCGCTACGCTTCTTCCCAAACAGGAGCGTAGACCGTGGCCGACAATTTCAGCATTGCACATGCCTTTACCGCAAAATGGGAAGGCGGTTTGTCAGACGATGCCGCAGACAGCGGCGGCCTGACGAAATTTGGCGTTGATCTGGCCATGATGCAGGATATTGCATCCACTCAGGCCGGACGCGATACCCTTGACCGCATGGGCATTATCCTGCCCGTCACGCGCAATACCATCAAAAACCTGACAGAAACCCAGGCCGCAAGCATCTACCGCTGGCAGGCATGGGAAGCCCTCAAGCTCGACCTTATCCCCCTGCGCCCTGCCGTCGTGATTTACGACGCCGCCGTAAACAGCGGCCCCAAGCAGTCCGTGCGCTTTGCCCAGCGCGGCTACAATGCCTGCGTTGCTTACGGCCAACCCCTTGACGCCGATGGCATTCTTGGCCCGGCCACTCGCAAGGCCATGCAGCAGGCCGACACCGACAAGATTCTTATGGCCATGCTCGACCAGCGTGAGAAATTTTTTAACGACCTCGTGGCAGCCAAGCCCAGCCAGGAAGTGTTTTTGCGCGGCTGGCTCAATCGCGTCACGGATCTGCGGCGCTACGTCAGGGGGTTGTGATGGAATGGTCAGATGTCGGCAAGGCTGTTGCAAAGGTCGCCCCCATACTCGGTGGAGTCCTTGGGGGGCCAGTGGGGGCCATAACTGGGGCTGCTGGCGCGCTGCTTGGCTCTGCCCTTGGCGTCGATGCTGACCCTGAGTCCATAACCAAAGCACTTGCGGATCCAGAAACGCTGGTGAAGCTCAAACAGATTGAAAGCGACGAGCGCCAGCGCCTGCTTGAATGGCAATCTACCCAGCTCAATGCCGAGCTTGAAAACGTCAAGTCAGCTCGTGAGCGCGAAGTTGCTCTTGCTCAGGCTGGTCATGGTGCTAGCTGGGCGACAAGCATCGTGTCTTGTATTGTGACCGTTGGCTTCTTCGTCATGCTCTACCTCGTTATCAGCGGCGGTAAGTCCGAGCTGGGTGACGCCGGACTCATGCTGCTCGGCACGCTGGCAACGGGCTTTGGCGCGGTCATAAACTACTACCTCGGCTCGTCGCTGGGGTCGGCTAGCAAGGACAAGCTCTTTGCGGCCAAGGATGCCGGGGGCAAGTAATGGCCGACTACCTGAAAGCCTTTGCACTCCCCATCATAATTCAAATATGCCTCGGGCTTGCATCTTCCGGCATTGCCGCAGTGGCAATAAATGCCCGCATTGAGGAGCGCATCGTGCACATCGAGCAGCGCAACCAGGAGCAAGACACCCGGCTGGAAGCACTGAGGCAGCGCAGTGAAGACCTTGGCTTACAGATGGCACGGCTGGAAAGCATGCGCAGTGATCTGGCAGAGGTCAAAGGTGACGTAAAATCCCTACTGCGTGAGCGCGTTGGGGCAAGGTAGAAAGGCGGCTTGATGGCAGCGCGGAAGCTTACCCCAAAGCAGGCCGAATTTGTGCGGCAATACTTGGTGGATCTGAATGCTACTCAGGCCGCTATTCGTGCGGGGTACAGCGAGAAGACAGCAAACGAGCAGGGAGCGCGCCTGTTAGCCAATGTTAGCGTCTCACAGGCCATCGCAGCGGCACAGGCCAAACGCGAGCAGCGTACAGAAATCACCGCTGACCGTGTTGTTTCCGAGCTGGCAAAAATCGCCTTTGCAGATCCGCGCGAACTCATGGCGTGGGGGCCGGAGGGAGTGAAGCTTAAGGACAGTGCCGACCTGACGGAAGGACAGGCCGCCAGCGTGGCCGAAGTCAGCGAAACGACCACCAAGGACGGCGGCAGCCTTCGGCTCAAGAAGCACGACAAGGTCAAGGCGCTGGAGCTGTTGGGGCGGCACCTCGGCATGTTCACGGACAAGGTGAAAAACGAAATTTCAGGCGGGCTTGAAATTAAATGGCAGGATTAGCGGTCACGATCCCATATAAGCCGCGACCGCTCCAACGGCGGTTCCATGACGAGCGCACACGCTTTTGCGTGCTGCTCTGCCATCGGCGTTTTGGGAAGACCGTGGCCGCCATCAATGATCTTGTTCGCCAAGCCTTGCGCTCACCTCGCGAAAACTGGCGGTCCGCCTACTGCGCGCCGTATTTCAGCCAGGCAAAGCAGGTGGCTTGGGATTACCTGAAACAGTTCACAGGCCCTATCCCAGATGTAAAATTTAACGAGTCTGAATTGCGCTGCGACTTGCCCAACGGCGCGCGCGTCAGGCTTTACGGCACAGATAACGCCAACGCTTTGCGCGGTCTGTACCTGGATGATCTGGTGCTGGACGAACCGGCAGACATGAACCGCACCGTATGGACACAGGTATTGCGCCCCATGCTGGCCGACCGTCAGGGCCGCGCGCTGTTCTGCGGTACGCCGCAGGGCATGGAAAACCTGCTCTATGACGTGTGGCAGCAGGCTGGAGAGGATGAAACGGGCCTGTGGTCGAGATTCCGTTTCCCGGCATCTGAAACCGGCTACCTGCCGCAGACTGAACTTGATGCGGCCCGCCGGGGAATGGACGAGGCCGAGTACCTCCAAGAGTTTGAATGCTCCTTCTCGGCAGCCATCAAGGGTGCGTACTACGCCACCCTTCTCGATGAAGCAGAATCAGCCGGGCGCATCAGGGACATTCTGATTGACCCCGCTATGCCTGTTAACACTGCATGGGACTTGGGCATGGATGATTCAACGGCCATCTGGTTCTTTCAGGTGGAGCCGGGCGGTGATTGGCGCTTTGTGGACTACTACGAGGCGTCAGGAGAGGGGCTTTCCCACTATGCCAAGGTGTTGCAGGACAAGGGCTATCTCTACGGCACCCACATCGCCCCGCACGACATCCGCGTGCGCGAACTGGGTACGGGCAAAAGCCGATGGGAAACCGCGCGCGAACTAGGCATCAACTTCGCTATTGCCCCTTCCCTGCCCGTCTCTGACGGCATCGACGCCGTACGCCGCAAGCTGCCTCGGAGCTGGTTCGACCAAAAGCGTTGCAGCGCTGGTCTTAAAGCCTTGCGCAGCTACCGCCGGGAATGGCGGCAAGAGTTCAACGTCTACGCCTCCCGCCCCCGCCACGATTGGACAAGCCACGGCGCGGACTCGTTCCGCTACGCCGTCACTGGCTTCCGCCCTGCCATGGATATGAGCGACGCCCCTCGCAAGGCCCGCACCGCTTACGACATGTGGGGCCAATAGCCATGCGCGATTTCACCTACACCGAAGCCACAACGCCCGAAGCCAAGGCCGTGCCTTACCATAAGATGGAGGCCGAAGGTCTTTTGCCCTGGGCCATGAGCTGCATCAACAACCCCACGGTTAAAACGTGGCTTAGGGTCACGGCCCACGGTGTTTTGCTGTGCTGCAATGCTAAGGACACTGGCGAACTGCTAGGCTGCGCACATTTCACCCCGTTTCAGGGCACAATCTGGCGCTTTGACTTCACTGCATTTCACGCTGGATTCCATTGCGCTGCCCAGCAGGCGCAGGGCGGTTTTGCCCACATGTTCGAGCGGCACGGGGCTAGCGCCATTGTGGGCATTACGCCCGTGCAATTCCGCCATGCATGGGGGCTGGCCGAGGCCTGCGGCTTTGAAATTGTTACGCGCCTGCCCGGTGCCTGCTGGCTGGCCCGCAAACAGCGTTTTGTGGCTGGCGTCATGGTCATGTGTACACCGCAAACCCTGCGCAAAGTGCAGGAAGGAGAATAGCTATGTCCTTTGGAGGAGGCGGATCGCCAGACACGCCCGAAGTAGCACCCGTTCCCAAGGCCGAAGTTACCAAGCCCGTTACCGAGGCTGCCACCGCTGCGCGCCAGAGCCAGAAGGACAAGGCCGCAAAGGCTGCGGGCCTTAATTCCACTATTCTGACAGGGAAAGACGCCACTGCAACCACCAGCACAGCAGGCAAAACACTGCTCGGGCAGTAAAAGGCCAACGCCATGACCGACGAGAGCAAAAAAAACGGCAACAAGGTTGATATTGAAAAGGTCAACCAGCGCTATCAGGCGCTCAAAAACGAGCGCAGTCCCTGGGACACGGCGTGGCGTGATCTGGCTGACCATTTTTGCCCCACGCGGTTCAGGGCGGATACCGATTCCAGCGACCGCAAACCGGAAATTCTCAATCGCAACATTGTGGATACCACCGGATTGCAAGACATGCGCACCCTGGCCGCTGGCATGCAAGGCGGCATGACCTCGCCTGTTCGCCCATGGTTCAAAATCGGTCTGGAAGACGAAGAGGCCGCACAGGCTCCTGACGCCGGGGCATGGCTGGATGAAGTCAGAAAGCGCATGCAGGTTCTGTTGCACCGCTCCAACTTCTACAACATGGCGCACTCGCTTTACAGCGATCTCGGCACGTTCGGGCAAGGACTGATGATCGAAACTGCGGATTGGGACGGCCTGCACTTCCAGCTTATCCCGGCGGGTGAATACGTGCTTGACACCAATGACAAGGGCGACGTGGACACTTTCATGTACCGCACCCGCATGTCTGCCCGCCAGATCATTCAGAAGTTCGGCGAGGATGTTGTGCCGGATCATATCAAAACCGCTGCCAAAAACAGCGGCGCTGCGGTCACAAGCTTTTTTGACGTTATCCACGCCGTTTTCCCGCGTTCCGAGCGCACATTCGGCAGGCTGGATAGCCTCAACATGCCATGGGCTTCTGTGTGGTGGTTGGGCTTTGGCAACACCGGGGGCGGCAAGCCCTGCGTGTTGCGGGAATCTGGCTTCAAGTCCTTCCCGGCTTTTGCCCCTCGATGGGGAGTGACCGGCAATGACAAATATGGCCGAAGCCCGGCCATGGATGCGTTGCCTGATTGCCGCATGTTGCAGCAAATGGGCAAAACAACGCTGCGGGCCATGCACAAGGCTGTTGATCCGCCGGTGGCCGTGCCGTCGTCACTCAAAAACGAGGGCGTAGACCTTACCCCGGCCGGGGTTAACTACCTGTCCATGGACGGGCCGGAAAAAGGGCGAATAGAGCCAATCCAGCAGATTCAACCGCAGATCATCGCCGCAGCGGAACAAAAAATCGAGAGCGTCCGGCAGGCTGTGCATGATGGCCTGTTCGCCGACCTGTTCAAAATGCTCATGCTCAATGACCGCCGCCAGATCACAGCAACAGAGATTGAGGCACGCGAGCGGGAAAAGCTGATTTTGCTTGGCCCGGTGGTGGAACGCCTCGACCGGGAATTTCTGTCGCCATTGGTAATGCGCACATTCCAGCTCATGGCCGATTTTGACCACCTCCCCCCACAGCCGGATTCCATAGCAGGCGCACCGCTGCGGGTCGAATTTGTGAGCGTCATGGCCCAGGCGCAGAAGCTCGTTAGCACCAGCCCCATAGATCAGACATTCGCGTTTGTCGTCAACGTGGCCCAGGCCAAGCCGGAAGTGCTGGACAATATCGACGTGGACTACACCGTGCGCGAATACGCCGAGGCATTGGGCGCACCGGCGGCAATGATGCTGCCAGAGGGTCAGGTGCAGCAAACCCGCGCGGCCCGCGCACAGGCCCAACAGCAGGCGGCAGCGCAGGCGCAGCAACAGGCGGCAATGCAGCAGGCCGTTGACCTGACCGGCGCGGCCAAAAACCTTGGACAAACCCCGCTGGGCGCTGACGGGCAAACCGCTATGGATGCCCTCATGGGCGGGCTGGGGAGCATGTAATGAACGAATATTTAGGCCCTGACCACAAGCAGGCACAGGCCGAAGAAGCGCGGCGCAAGGCGCAGGAATTTGACCGGCAGTTGCGCGAGGCCCTTGCCTCCTTGGCCTCGACACCCGAAGGGCTGCTTTTTATGCGCTGGCTCATTGACCAAAGCGGCATCTTTAAAAGCCAGTACCCCGGCGACCACGCGCAGGCCACCTACAACGAGGGCAAGCGCTTTATCGGCGCGAAACTTTTGCACATGGCCGCACAGGCCGGAAAATTACCCGCAATCATAGACATGGAGGGCAACAATAATGGCTGATGTTGACACCGCCGCCGGAACAGAAACCGGCACAACCGCTGAAACTGAAACCACCACAGCCACTGATGCCAGTACGCAAGCGCCGGGAACCCTGCTCACCGACAAGCCCGGCGAGGGCGGCAACGGCCAGCAGGAAGCGGGCAAGCCCGACGGCGCGGACGGCAAGGGTGAGGCCGGGAAAGAAGGCGCGGAAGCTGCGGCATATACCCTCACAGCGCCCGAAGGCTACCCCATCAGCGAAGGCGCGCTCAAAGGCCTGAATGAAGTCTGCAAAAGCGCCAACCTGAACGAAGAACAGGCCAATGCCGTCATGGCCTACATGCAGGGCAACTACACCTCGTTTGTGGCCGCGCAGCAGGAGGCCATGCAGGCCCAGGCCAAGACGTGGATTGGCGAGTTTCAGGCAGACAAGGAATTTGGTGGCGATAAGTTTGATGCCAGCGTGGCCGATGCCCAACGCGCGCTTGCCACGTTCGACCAGAGCGGCACGGTCAGCAAGATGCTTGCCGAAACCGGCTACGGCAATAACCCCGATGTGCTGCGCATCTTCGCCCGTGTGGGCCGTGCTCTAGGAGAAGACAAGCTTATTGGCAATGGCAGCGGTGGCGAATCTGTCCCGCTTGAAGACCGGCTGTTCAAGTAACGGCTGGGAAACAATCAACAAAAGCGAGCAGTATCTATGTCTTACAAAACTGGACTCGTCGCCACCCTCGCAGAACTTGAACAGTTCTATAAAGGGCAAGACACGGGCGACATGATCGAATTGATGAACCAGACCAATGACTGCATGAACGACGTGCCGTGGATGGAGTCGAACCGTAGTGATGGTCACACCACTCGCGTGCGCACTGGTCTGCCCGATGTTCACTGGCGTCGGCTGTACAAGGGTACTCCCAACAGCAAGAGCCAGTTCACTCAGGTCAAAGAAGCCTGCGGCATGCTGGAAAGCCGTGCTGAAATCGACGTGGAGGAAATGAACCTGTACGGCGACAAGGCCAAGGCGTTTCGTATGTCCGAGGCGTTGGCCTTTACTGAATCCATGCGCCAGAAGGTTGCGACCACCCTGTTCTACGGTAACGCCGATGCAAACCCCGACGAATTCAACGGCATTGCCATGCGCTATGGCACCTCATCTCATCCTCACTGCATCAACGCGGGGGGCGTCAGTGGCAACATGGCATCCATGTTCTTGATGGCCTGGGGCCCCAACAGCCTGCACGGTATTTACCCCAAGGGCAGCACTGGTGGCCTCGACCACAAAGAACTTGGCGAATACCAGACCTTGGACACGGACGGCAACAAATTTGAAGTCGTTGGCGACAAGTACCTCTGGCGCTGCGGCATTGCCGTCCGCGATTGGCGCGCTGTGGTGCGTATCTGCAATATCCCCGTGGCAGATCTCACAAAGCGCAAGGGTGAAGTCGGCTTCATCGACATGCAGGCACTCACCATCCAGGCAAAGAACAAGATGCCGCAGAACCTGCGCGATAAGGCCATTTGGTACTGCAATTCCGACGTGCTGACCGCCCTTGAGCTGCAAAGCACCGACGCTGGCAATGTGCATCTGGTTTATGGCGATCTGTTCAACAGCAAGGCTATTCCTAATCTGCATGGTCGTCCGATCCGGCAGTGTGATGCGCTGCTGTCCACCGAAACCGTTATCTAGTCGCGGCGGGGCTGGCCTGCACTGGCTGGCCCCACGCAGAGGAGCAACCAATGATTGTTGATAGCAATCTCGTACTGAAAGAAGGCGACGCTTATTCGACGGGTACCGGCAGCGCCATTGCCCTGAACAGCCTTAAAATCCCCGGCAAGATGGAGCCGATTCCGTTCCTGCTCAAGATTACCGAAGACTATGCGGGCGGCACCTCCATCGAATTTAAACTCCAGCAGTCCGACACCGAGGCTGGCAACTACACCGACGTGCCCGGTTCCACATTTTCCATTGCGCTGGCCGATCTCACTCAGGGCGCAAAGTCTCCCATCAAGTGGCTGCCGCGCGGTGTAACCAAATCGTGGATTAAACTTGCCTACACGGCCACCGGCACTTTTTCTGCTGGTAAGGTGTTCTGCGCGTTGATGCGCGAAGACCACGAACCCTACGAATCCGGCCTGTACCTGGACGGTAATAAAGCCATTACGCAGCCCGCAGAGCCGCGCAATGTTGTGGTTAGCACCAATACAAAGGGCGTGACTTCTGGTGTTGCCACTGCTTTTGGCGCTGACACCATCGTTATTGCCTCCAACGAGGCTTCGACCACCAAGTACCGCGTGATGTTGTCGGCTACGCCTGGCACGCTGTCGGCTACGGCTGTCGCTGCGGCTACCGTGGCCAATCTGAACACCAGCCTTGCGTCCATTACGCTCAGCACGACTGCCAATTCTCTGGTGGCTGTAACCGTGCTTGAAGAAACCAATAACGTGGTTGTGGCAACTGGCACACTGTCCTGCACGGTGTAGGGGGCTAGACCATGAAGGTACGAGCTCTTGAAACGCTGTTTTACAGAAACGTCCTGCGCAATCGCGGGGACATGTTTGAGTTTTACGGCGACAAGCATGAAATGACCCCGTCCATGACCACGGACATTGAGTCCGAGGTTCCTCCCGTGTCTGCGGACAGGTTCGGAATGCCCGTTGTTCCTGCCCTCAAGGGCAAGGCGGATGTTTCCTACGCTGCCGCTCAGGCTGCCACGCAGGAAACGGTGGATGGCGGCACGGGCAAGTCAAGCAAACACAAGTAACCGATGGGGGAGGTAAATCCTCCCCCCTTTCGCAATGAGGTGACCATGGGCGTGGGTACAATACATATTTGGAATATGGCTCTCGGCCATGTGGGCACCCGCACGGTAGCCAGCGAGTCGGAAAACTGCGAGGAGGCCCGGCAGTGCGCCCTGTACTGGGACGCCGCACGCCGTCAGGCCTTGCGTGATTTCCCGTATCCCTGGGCGCAGACCCGTATCGTGCTGGCCGCAAAAGCCCTGCCCGCCGTGTGGGATGGCGAATGGAGCAACGCCTACGCCTACCCCAGCAACTGTTTGAAACTCCACAAAATTTCCCGGCCCGGCAGTCGCAGGCGCGAGGACTTCAAACTCATTGCCGACCCTGAGGGCGGAGCAAGCATGATCCTCGCCAACTGCGCTGATGCCGTGGCAGATTATACCGTAGACATTCCCAGCCCGGCACAGTGGGACGATCTGTTCATCTACCTTTTGGGCCGCAAGCTGGCCTGCCTGATCGCCGTGCCGCTGCTCAAAAACAATGGCAGCAAGGTAAACGAGCTTGAGCAGCTTTACCGCGCTGCAATCCCCGCAGCCTACGAGGGCGGCGCGTCCGAGGGTAAACCGCAATTTGAAGAAGATAGCTGGATCACCGGCAGGGGGACTAATGACGCTCGACAGCAAGCTTAGCAAGGCCGTCTACCAGGGCAACGGATCTACCACCGTCTTTCCCTTTGCCTTCAAGGTGTGGGACTCAAGCCATATTGCCGTAACGGTGACGGACGCGGCAGGCGTGAGTACGGACGTGACCAGCAACAGCACCGTCACGCTCACCATCTCCGGCGGTTCCGTCACCTATCCCAAGTCCGGCAGTCCCCTGCCCAGCGGCGCAAAGCTTGCAATCACGCGCAACATGCCGTTTACGCAGGGCATCAACCTTACAACGGCCTCGCGCTTTGATCCGCAGGTGCTCGAGGACGGGCTGGATCAGGCAACGGCAGAACGCCAGCAGATACTTGAGCAGATGGCCCGCGCCGTCATACTCCCGCCAACCAGCAACGAGTCGCCGGAAGACGTGGTGCAATCCATCTATACCAGCCGGGATGCCGCAGCCGCCAGCGCCAGCGCGGCCAGCAACAAGGCTGATGCCGCAGAGGCCAGCGCGCAGGCGGCGGCAAACAGTGCCACCACGGCAGCACAGACCGTGGAAACAGCCACCGCAGATGCAGTAAGCGCGGCAACGGCGCAGGCCAATGCAGCGCATGACAGCGCACTTGCTGCGGCACAGAGCGCTGCTGAAGCCGAGGCGGCTGTTCCGGATAACCTTGTTGCGCGGGTGGCGGATGTGGAGGGCGTGGCCGCAAGCGCAAAGGCCGTGACCGACCTCGTAACGGAAACCCCGGGCGCGGGAAAAATTCCGAAGGCTGGCAGCGGCGGAAAGATTCCAGATTGGGCATTTGATGTTGGCGACCTTGTGCCCTCATTAGCCACATCGAAAACAGGTTTCGTGCTCTGCAATGGAGGCGCGTACTCGCGCACAACGTATGCTGCGCTGTTTGCCATTTTGGGCACATCTTTTGGCGCAGGTGATGGCAGCACTACGTTTAACGTGCCTGATTTTAGAGGGCGGACATTCCAGGGCGCTAATGCGAATCTCAAGGCAGTGTTGGCGGCTGGGCTGCCGAATATTACTGGCTACTTTGCGGGATTCCCCGGCGCTCCAAGTGGCGCGTTCGGTTATTTGTCAAATTGGCTGGAATATGGCGGCGTAGGTAATTTTAGCAAGGGCATTGATTTTTTAGCGTCCAGGTCATCGGCCATCTATGGCGCATCCACAACTGTACAGCCACCCGCGATTGCGACGAATATCTTTATAAAATACTAGGAGTCTGCAATGCCACAGATTGCATATTGCACAGACGAGAAAGGCTATTACACTCATTCAGAGTATTGTACTACCGACCCACTCGAATCTGCGCGACAGGGCCATGACGTGTATGTGCTTCCGGCGAACGGGTACATTGACGCGCCGAGTATCGCTGATGGATGCGTTGCAAAGCGTGTAAACGGCGCGTGGGTCAACGTTGAAAATCACATTGGCGAGAAGGGTTATATAAATGGCGTGCCAACGGAGATCAAAGAGTATGGCCCACTGCCTGATGGCTGGCGTGTAATTCCGCCGGAGCCAACACTGTTAGATGTGCAAACAGCAAAACGCCGCGAGATCAACGCCGGATTTGACGCGGCACTCACAGCAAGCCTGACCATGCCGAGCCGCGACACGCCGCCGAGTGTCGTTGAGTTGGCTATTGCTATCGCCGATTTTAAGGCTGACGACCCTGCGGGATTGACCGACTTACAGTCCATCCACGAGGCCCGCCGCGCCTCTTTACTTGCCGCCGTGGACGCGGCCACAACCATTGCGGAGGTGCAGGCAATCTCCGTTACTTACGCGGTGTAGCCTATGGGCGCGCGCATAGCTTACAACAACTTCACAGGCGGCGAGGTTTCGCCCACGCTCAACGCCCGCTATAATCTGGAGCGTTTCGCCAATTTCAGCCAGGCCATGCAAAACATGCGGCCCGGCCTGCACGGCGACTGCGCCCGCCGCCCTGGCACCCGTTTTGTAGCCGACCTTGGCGAATTTTCCGTACTCATTCCGTTCAGCTTTAACGCCGATACCGCCAACAATTTCACGATTGTGCTTTCAGACAAAAAATTTCGCGTCAGCAACGGCAAAAACAACCTTTCCGCCGCCATTGCCACCCCCTACGCCGCCGCAGACCTGCTTGCCATATCGTGGGCGCAGGTGGGCGATGTGGTCTATCTGGCCCATCCGGCCTACACCCTGCATAAAATTTTGCGGCAAAAAACAGCCACTCCGGGCATTTACGCATGGTCAATCGTTGAGGTTGTGCTTAACCAGAGCATTGCCGCGCCCTCAACGCCCACGGTCACGTTCAGCGACTCGGGGTCGTATATCCTGCGTTATAAGGTTGTCGCAGTTGATGCCAACGGCAAGGAGAGCCTGCCGTCTCCCGCTGGATCTGTTTCAGGCAAACACCCCTCGGATTGGGTTCAGGGCAACAGCGCTACAATTTCGTGGGCAGCCGTGCCGGGGGCCAAAGAATACAACATTTATCGGGAGTCTGCGGGCTATTTCGGCTTTCTTGGCATATCAACTGGCACCAGTTTTGTTGATAATAATTATGAGGCCAAGACAGACGACACCCCCAAAGAGGATTGGGATCCGTTCGCCAACGGCAATAACCCCGGCGTAGTGGCCTTTCACCAGCAACGCATGGTGCTGACAGGTTGTGCTGGCAGCCCTGGTTATTTCTATCTGTCCCGCACGGGCGACTTTGAATCCTTCCGCAAGTCCCGCCCCTTGCAGGACGACGACCCCGTAGAATACCAGATCGCCTCGGGCGCCATCAACGCGGTAACGTGGGCCGCCAGCTTTGGCGACCTGCTGCTTGGCACCACGGGCAGCGAGTACAAGGCTACGGGCGATAACGGCATTATCACGCCCAAGATTTCCTACGTCACTGCGCAGTCATATTGGGGCAGCGCGGGCCTTGCGCCGCTCATTATCGGCAACTCGGTGCTGCATGTGCAGCGCCACGGCTCCAGAGTGCGCGACCTGTTCTACTCGCTGGAAAAAGACGGCTACGCGGGCAACGATCTCTCCATCTTTGCGCCCCACCTGTTTGACGGGCACACCCTCAAGCAGTGGGCCTACCAGCAAACCCCCGGTTCGACCATCTGGTGCGTTCGTGAGGATGGCCTCTTGCTGGCCCTGACCTACATGAAGGAACACGACATATGGGGCTGGTCGCGGCATGTGACGGACGGCGATGTGCTCTCTGTGGCCACAATCTCCGGCGACAACGGCGACGCCGTTTTGCTGGTGGTGCGCCGGACTGTTGCAGGCCAGACTCGCTATTTTCTGGAGCGCCTTGCCGACCCCTTCCAGCCCGGCGACGACATTGCCGAGGCCTACTTTGTTGACTGCGGCGTGAGCCAGCGCAGCGCGGAGCCTACGCACACAGTGACGGGCCTCGGGCACCTTGAAGGCCGCACTCTGGCCGTACTGGCGGACGGCAGCCCGGTAGAGGGCTGTGTGGTTTCTGGTGGACAGATCACCATTCCTTACGCCGCCAAGGTGGTACATGCGGGCCTGCCGTACACGTCCGTTCTTTCGCCGCTCTCATTTGAGGTTCAGGCACAATCCGGCGTGACCCTGGGTAAAAAGCGGGCCTATGGCAAGTGCGTGGTGCGCCTGTTCCGCAGCGTGGGCGGCAAGTACGGGGCCGACCTCGATCATCTTGACGACTTCCCTTTCATCCCCGCGAACTACGGTGAGCCCTGCGAACCCTTCACGGGCGACAGGGAGTTTACACCGGGCGGGGGCCAGAGTGAAAGCACGTCCGTCTGGTTGGTGCAGGATAAGCCCCTGCCGTGGCAGGTGGTGGCAATCATGTGTGATGTGGACTTTGGGCAGGTGTAGCTATGGGTAGCATTACAATCAGGCCATGCACAGCAAACGAGGTGATTAACTCGCCTGAATTTCCTGCACTGCGCGCGGAATACGCGGCAGAAAGCGCCGTGCGCGGCCTGCCAGACCCTGCGGAAAAAGAGGCCATGTATCAGCTCATGGAAGCAAACGGAGCCTTTCAGCTTTTTGGGGCTTTTCTGGGTGCGGAACTGGTGGGCTTTGTGGCCGTGCTGGCCCCGGTGCTGCCGCACTACGGCATCCCCATTGCCGTGACAGAAAGCCTCTTTGTTGCCGCAGCGCACCGCAAAACAGGCGCAGGTATGGCCCTTATCCGGCAGGCGGAACGCCACGCCCGCGAAATCGGCTCCCCCGGCCTGCTGGTGAGCGCCCCGTCTGGTGGGCGGCTGTGCGCCATCCTGCCACGCATCGGCTACCACGAAACAAACCGCGCATTCCTCAAACAACTGTGAGGCCTCATATGGATACAAACACCCCTGTACCTGCGGAAAGCGCCAGCAGTATCGTGCGCCCCCTGCCGCCCATGTCTGCGGATTCGGTTGCAATAGTGCGCGAGTTTGAAGACGCGGTTCTGCAACTGCCCCAGGTCAAAATCAATACAGAACACGCCCTGCACGCTGGCATGTATGCCCGTACAATCATGATCCCTGCGGGCACGGTTATTACTGGCGTACAGATCAAAATTCCTACCATCCTGATTGTCAGTGGCGATGCCCTTTTTTACGGAGACGATGGCACAACGCAGTTCACCGGCTATCACGTGACGCTGGGGGCCGTGGGCCGCAAACAGGCAATCTACGCTTTGGCAGACACATACTTGACCATGATGTTTCCCACGTCGGCCACCACCGTGGCAGAGGCGGAAGAAGAATTTACGGACGAGCCGGAACGCCTAGGCTCACGGAGGTATGAATAATGTCTGGTTACGCATCAGCAACGGCGGCTGTATTGGCGATTGCTGGCACGGCTGTCAGCACGACAATGAGCATGCAAGCCCAGCAAAAGCAGGCCCAGCAGCAAAAGGCATCTGCCGAATATCAAGCCAAAATTGCCGAGCAAAATCAGGAACAGGCCCAGGAGCAGGCCGCATCAGTCAAACGACAGGGCTACGACGATGCCCAGCGCCAGCGCCTCAAGGCAGCGGGCATTATCGGCACACAGCGCGCCATTGCCGGGGCCAGCGGCGTCACCGTGGACACGGGCAGCAATCTCGATCTGACCATGGAAACCGCTGAAAAGGGTGAGCTGGACGCGCTGGCAATTCAGCAACAGTCGCTGGATAAGGCCCACAATCTAGAAATTCAGGGCTGGAACTCTGGCCAGCAAGCAGCGGCCTACAGCTGGCAAGCGAACAATCTTGATCCCACGGCGGGCATGATAGGCACGGCCCTTGGTGGACTCGCCAAAGCTGGGAGCAACTTCGGCTCTGGCCTGTGGGGCGGCACTGGCAGCAAGTCGCCGTTGTGGGGAAGCACGGTCAAAAAGAGTTTCAGCAGCACGTCGTTGCCGCTGGATGGTTAGGAGATACCGCGCATGAACAACTTTTCTTTCCGCGTCCCCGAAAAAGCTGGCGCTGGCATGCCCACCTACCAGCAACAGCAGCAGTACCCCACGCCCGGCGTGGATACTTCCGCGCGCCTGTCAGACAGCGCAGCGCAGATTTACCAACAAGGAGCCGACCAGCAGGCCAAGGGGCTGGAAAAGCTCGGGCAGGGATTGGAGCAGGCTTCCAAGGCTGGCTATGATCTCTATACGGACTACCAGACCAGCAAGGCCAAGGACGCTTGGTTGCAGTACAAGCAGGGGGCGCAAAAGCTGCAAGCCCAGCTTGGTTCTTTGTCTGGCAAGGATGCCATAGACGAAAGCAACGGCGTTGTAGCGCAGTTGAAATCATGGCGGGAGCAGGCCAGGGGCGAAATTTCCGGCAAGCTTGGCAGCATGGCCGCTGGCCTCTTTGACCGCGCAGCATCGGAAACTGATGCCACTCTTGATGCTTGGGCTACAGGCAAGGTGCATGCCGAGGCCATCAACTACGGCAATGCCACCAGCAAAGCCAATATTTCCTTGGCGCAAAATCAGGCCGTTGCAGATGCCGCCAACCCCGCAGCCTTTGGCGCACAAATGGGCGTGGTCAAGGCCGAGCTTGAAAACATGGCAAAGCGTAGCGGCTATGATGATGCGTGGGTACAGGCTGGCTTGCAGGATGTGCAGCAAAAAACACTCACGCAGGCCATTTCAGACCGCATTGCCGGGGAACAGCTAGGCACAGCCAACAATATGATCAAGGCTTACGGCCCATTGCTGGGGGGCAATGCTGATGCCCTACGCGCACGGGCAAGCGCCAAGGGCCGCGAACTGGAGGCGCGCGCCCGGATTGATGCTGCAAGGGCAGAAACAGAGGCCCTCAAGGGAAAGGTGGACGCGTTCAACTCGAATACTGCCGGGATGTCTGACGCTGAAAAGCTGGACGTTTTGGACAAAACGTATGGCGGCGACGCAAAAAACAAGAAGGTTTACAGGGCCATTCTTGATGATGTCGCCTACGAGGCCGGGGCAAAGGCAGACCTACGAAACAAATCCCAAGCTATCCGTCTGCGTGGCATTGAGGACAGCTTGACAGAAGCAGCAAAGGGAACGCCGGAAGAGAGCTTTCAGAAAACGCGCGAGGTTGTCCAAGGACTGCCGCTCGAAGACCGCCCAAAAGCCCTCAAGATTGCTGACAATCTCCGAGCGGCAAATATGTACGACGATGGCAAGATTACGCAGGACGATCCCCTTGCCAAGTCCGAACTCGCAACCAGGCTTGCCAGCGGTGAGGATGTTTCCGTTGACGCGGAATACGGCAGTCGCCTCAGCAAGGTGACGCGCGAGAAGTACAAGAGTGAGGCTTTCCGCTCTGCCCTGCCCTCCGTCAAGACGGCTTTTGAAGTCGAAGCAGCCACATGGATGGGCGCCAACAAATCCCAGGCCAAGTCTGCTCTCGGCAAGGGTGGAGTAGGCGCTCTCTGGACGCGCTTCCTTGACCAAACCAATGCCGATGAAAAGAAAGACCCTGCACGCCTACGTCAGGAGGCAAGGGATTTCTTCAAGTCAGTTACGCTTGAAGCGGGATTCTTTGGCCGTGATAAAAAAACTATCCAAGGCCTGCAAAATATCTATCTCGACAAATACGACGATGCCCGCCCAGCGCAGGGCACACCAGAATACGACCATGCGGTGCAGACGCTCAAGCAGGCTGGTAAAAAGCCGGAAGGCATGTTTGGTCGGTATTCTGATAAACAGCTTTCTACCGCGTACAGACTGCTTCTTCAGAGCAGCCCTGATGCAGGCGGGGGTGAATAATGTCCCAGAGTTTTGACCTCGAAAAATTCAGCCAGGAATTTGATCGGCGCATGGGCAAGCCCTCGGATAGCGCACAAGGCCAGGGATATAAGCCCCCTTCCATATCGCTGGAGAACACGGGTGAAATCTCCATCGAGCAGCAGGACGGCGGAGAAGAAAGCGGGTTCGTCAATGCCCCGCCAGTGGAAGATGTCCTTTCGCTCTATGGCTCGCTTGAAAACAGCGTGCAGAATGAGGTTGAAGGCCTTAACAGCACCCTGCACACCCTTAAAACAAGCCTCAATGGCAAACCTTATGAGCTCAAGCGGCTCTCGCTTGCTTCGGGCCTTACGTATCCTGCTGTGGAGTCTGATCCGATTTTTGCCCGTAAAAAAATCGAATCCGACCAATATGCAGAGTCATTGCAGAAATTCAGCGACAACATCCATCAGACGCCAAACACCCTTGATTTCCTGCGTGAAGCTGACGCCATTGAGCAACTTGCCATCACCCAGGACAAGCCGCTGACAGAAATTGAACGCAGCGTTGACAGTGAAGGCCTAGGGTTCTTTGATTCCGGCGTAATCAGCACGGCCCGCAACGCCTGGGACGTTGGCATGGTTGGGCGTGAGCTGAACAAGCTCTATCTCAAAGAGATGTACGACTCTGCCCTGACGGATGAAGAAGAGCAGCAGATGCGCGTCTTCACCTCGGCCCTCAACTACTATGACAACCTTGGCGACAAGATGCCGCTGCCGCAACGCATGGTGCGCGGAACTGTGGGCAGCGTTGCTGTGCCGCTGTATGGATCTGCCGAGGGTGGCATAAAAGGGCTTACGCGACTTGGAACAACCATGGCGTCTGCTGGCGCCACTTACGGCGCCCTGGCTGGCGGTGGTGTGTTCTCTGCCCCCGCAGCCGCTGCTGGTGCCATGACCGGACTCGGGGCAGCCGCAACCGGCGGCGCTGTTCTGGATATGATGGAACAGGAAGGCGCGGCCATCTACGGCACATTGCGCGCCATGGAAGACGAGAGTGGCAACAAGATTGACCGCGACGTGGCACGGACGTTGGCCGTTATTGGTGGCGGCATATCCGGCGGCCTTGAGTACGCCAGCTTCCATATGTTGGGCCGGATGGTCCCGCAGCTTGAGCGCTTTATTTCACCAGAGGCGGCGGCAACTTCTCTGAAATATTTGCAGCAGCACCCCAGCCTGATGGCAAAGGTGGGCGATACGCTTAAAAGCGCTTTGCGGGCCTTCGCTGGGGAAACATCAACGGAAGTTGCGCAGGAAGGCGTTTCCATAGTCGCAGAAGAGCTTGGCCGCAAACTCTCCAACGTCAATTCAGCCGGGCAATCTGCTGACGATATTAAAGAACGCCTCTGGCAGACGGCCCAGCAGGCAGCCGAGGCTATGGCAATACCCATTGCAGCCGGTGGTGGCGTACGTCTTGCGCGCGGCGTGAAGGCGCAGGAACGCATGGATACAGCCATGCAGACAGCGCGGGACTATCAGAACAACCTCATGGATACGGTGGCAAAGGCCGCCCAGTCCTCAGAAGTGTTCAAAGATATGCCGGAGACAGGCGAAGCCCTGCTTCAACATCTTTCAGACAGCGGCGTCACCCCTGGCCAGATATTCATCAAACCGGAAACGGTGCAGAAGATATTCTTCCAGGATGAAAACCCTGATCTTGTGCAGGCCGCCCGCGACATGGGCATCACCCCTGAAAGCCTGGAAGAGAACCTTACCCTCGGCACTGACGTTGCCGTGGACTTTTCCAAGGCAGCCACGCATATCTTGCGCGAACCTGAACGCTATGAAGCCATGCGGCCAGATATGCGCTTTGATCCGGCTATGCCCACAGATATGGAAATTGGCGCACTTGAGGGAATGAACGAGGACAATCAAGCGCGCCTTGAATACCTGAATAGCATCCTTGATCCCATTGTGGACGAGGAGAATCAGGCACTCAGTCGCCATGAAGCTCGCATGGAAATTGTTGCGCCATATGTGCAGCAGATGCAGGACGCCGGGTTTAGCGAGGCACAGGCAAAGGCATATGGTACAATCCTCGCCGCAAATGCCGAGCGCATGGGCGAAGTGTTCGGCATGACCCCCAAGGAGTATCTTGAAAGCCGCCTTGCCGGATATGTGGCAATGACGCCTGACGAGTTCAGGGGGCTTGGAAATAGCAACATTGAGGGGATTGATCGTGACCGCGCATTTAGCCAGCTTATGGACGATCTTGGCGTAAAAAAAGGCATGGGGCGCGTAAAAAAACGCCGCATACTTCAGCCTGAATTTGCGTATGTTTGGGGGAAAGTTAGTCCTGAAAGTATTATAAACGCATATGGTAAAGATGTTTATAACGAACTGCGCCACCAATTCGGGCCTGGATTTTTTGCAAAAAAAGGCGAGGGGCAGGGCCTCGACGCTCTGGCACACTCTTTTTTTAGTGAAAATAGGGCTGGCTACGAATTAAGCCGTGGGGAAATTGACACTGAATCTTTTGCTGAAAAAGTGATGATGCCACATGACGAATTTGAAACCAACTTTCGCAAGAGCGTTGGGCAAGGAATGCTGTGGCAGGATAGGCTGAAGAAAGCAAAAGATCGCATCAAGTATGATGATGCTACGGCTGAACTAGTTGGCAGCGTCACGCCTGAAATGGCCGAAAATCTTCCTTTGGGGAAGCCGGGCAATATTATTCTATTGCCGAAAGACTTGCAGCATATTGAAAATGAGCACGGAGAGCAGATTCGCGGGCTTGGGTATTCCGATGCGCGGGAGTTTGTAAATCACGTCCTGTCACATGTAGATGCTATTTATCAGGGCAATACAAATAGGAAATTTGAACTAGTCTTCAGAGAAGACAAGCCGAAGTCGCGCATTATTGCCAAGCTCGAATTTAGGGAAGAGGGAGATCACTATGAAATAAAGACAGCCGGGCTTGTGAGGGAAAAATATTACGATAAAAGAACTCCGCTTTGGGAGAGAGCGAATTCAACTCTTTTCCAGGAGGAAAACCCTTCGGCTGCACGCCACGCTTCACAACGAGGCCAAAGCGGAGAACGTCTTAATCTTACGCTCTTCAGTACGGGCGTCAACAGTTCCCCCCGTGGCGGCATGCGCCAGCTTGCCGATGGGCGATATGTTGTCGCTCTTTTTCAAAAGGCCGATGCATCCACCATCCTGCACGAAACTGCCCATTTTTGGCTTGAGGAACTACGCGACGCAGCCAAGTTGGATTCCTCGCCGGAATGGGTGCGCGAGGCATGGGCTAAACTGCAACAGGCATACGAGTTTGATGGGACACTTGAAGGCCAAGAATCCGCCGCCAGATGGACGGAGACACAGGAGCGCTTTGCCCGCGAGTTTGAGGCATACGCCCGCGAAGGCAAAGCCCCGTCTTGGGAATTGCAGTCTGCCTTCAACAAGTTCCGTAACTGGATCACAGACATCTACAAGAGCGTCAAGACACTCCTTGGAGCGGACAATATTTCCCCGGCAGCAAGTGAGGTGTTTGACTCTCTTCTGGCAACACAGGAGGAAATAGACCTTTCCCAACGCAGGGGCAATAGCGGATCTGTAATGGACTTGCTTGGTGACCGTGTAAGGCCAGAACTGCGAGACAAATACGCCAAAGCAGCACAGGCAGCTTATGACAATGCCAGCGCCGCCATTGCAAACCGCAGGTTTGTGGAGCGTCGCCGCGTAGAGCGGGAATTCAAGGCTGCGGCAACTGAAAGTGCGAACGCGTCTCCTGTCCACACTATGCTGCAAGCCCTACGCACCGATGGTATTGATTTTGACGCGCTGAAACAGGCCATATCTGAAGACGTGGCCTATAAGCTGAGAGACAAGTGGAAAGGCAACCGATGGGAAGGAAAAGCCCTTATTCGCCCTGGCGGAAAACTTGACCTGCTGGATGTGGCTGCGCAGTTTAATGAGGATACCGTGCAGGGGTTGGCCGCCAAGCTGATGGAAACGCCAACCAAACGCGAAGCCATTGCGGCAGAGGTGCAGCAACGGTTGCAGGCGTGGGAGCGCGATTTTGACGCTGAGGTTGAATACACCAGCGCAATGGATCAGGCCATGGCCATTGAAATGGAGGCCATCACGGGCAATAAGCAGCCAAGCCCGGCAGCGCTCCGGCGCGAGGTTGATCTGTTGGTAGGGACAAAGAAGCTCAAGGACGTTGACGCGCAGTATAAGGCGCTCAAGGCCAGGTTGCAGAACGAGGCACGCGGTGCCCGCAAGGCATGGGTAGAGGCAAAAAAAGAAGCCCGTGCGGATATATCCGATATGAAATCTGAATTTCGCGCAAAGATTGCCGGGATGCGAGAGCAAGAACGCATACGCCGGGCAGCACTAGGGGCAGCCTATCGCACTCGCATGGAGCGGGACAACATCATTTCCCAGCTTCGCAAGGTCGCCAACAGCAAAACCATCAACGACGCATACCAGCAGCAGATATTGCGAATCCTCTCAAGCTGGAAAGGTCTTGGCACTGAAAGCATGGCCCCCCGTGATGTGAAGGCCATGCCCAGCCTTTCAGATTTCATGCAAAGCAACGTGTCGCTTTTTGAAGAACCTTCTACGCTTGCCCCTGATTGGCTTCTTTCTGGCGCAACTGGTCGCGCTGGTGATCTCAGCATCATGCAGTTACGCGACCTGCATGGCTTGGTAAAAGAACTCGCGCACATGGGCCGCGTGCATGACAAAATGCTGGCAAGTCGGGATAAATCCCGCATATCAGTAGTTGCAAACAATTGCGCGCAGCAGATGGGCAAGCTTTCCCAGCGCAGATTCCTTTCTGATCGGGAAGGAGTATTGGGAACAATCCAAGGGGCCCTGCGTAAGGGGCTTTCTTCGCTCACCAGCGTGCGCTTTCTGGCCCGCGCGCTTGATGGATTTACAGACAACGGCGTTAACCATGACGCGTGGCTAAACCCTTTGCAGCAAGCTCAGACAGAAGAATTGAAGCTGCGCCGCCAGATGGGCGACCTTCTGCGCGAAGCTCTTACCCCAATCGTTCAGGCTGGCAGAATGACCAAGGCCTTCACCATGGACGGCGTTACGTTGCAAAACGACGTTGCCCGCCTGTGGAAAGGCATGTGGGACATGGACAAGGTTTACTCTGTGGCCATGAACATGGGAAACGCGGGGAACATTAAGGCGCTTATGCGCGGCTATGGTTGGACAGAGCAAGAACTGCACGCCATCACGTCCAGAATGACTGAAGCTGAATGGAGGGCAGTTGAAAAAACGTGGGATGCCATCGATACGCTCTATCCGCGCCTGAATGAAGTGTATCAGGCAATGAAAGGCGTTCCCCTGCCAAAAGTTGAAGCACAAGAACTTACGGTTGCGACAGCAGACGGGAAAACAATCACGCTCAAGGGCGGCTATTATCCGCTCATTTTTGATCATCGCCTGAGTGGCAAAGCCGCAGAACTGACCTCAGCAGACCAGATGCTTAACGGCATGGAAGCTGTGTTGCGCAGCCCGAACCCTAAAAGCGGCATGACCAAGGCACGCCAGGGGGGCACGTTGCCGCCCCGGCTTTCACTGGATGTGATCGACCAGCATGTGAACGACACGACCCACTATGTCACCCATGTTTTGCCACTGCGCGACACCATGCGCCTTTTCACCAATGCCAGCTTTAAGGAGGCATTTGTGGGGGCAGCCGGGCAGGAAAACTATACGCAGCTTCTTCCGTGGTTGCGTGGTATCGCGCGCCCAGGCGGGGAACAAGCAACAGGGATGCTGGCGGTCATGGATTGGCTTGCCCGGCGCGGCACCATGTATGCCCTTGGGGCAAATATGAAGTCTGCCCTCTTGCAGCTTACCAGTGTTGGCAACTCTTGGGGTGAGGTCGGCGCGGGGAACTTTTTCAAAGCCTCTGCCACCATCCTTTCATCCCCGTTGCAGTCCTGGCAGACGATCCGCGAAAAGTCTGCATACATGCAGCAACGCGCCATGCTTATGGACGATACCTTGCGGCGCGAGTATGAGCGCATGCGGAACAATGGCGTGGGCGGCGTGCGCTTTATGGGGGCACAATACGCGCTGGACACTGTGCAACGAGCACAATTCGCGCTCATATCTTCACTTGATGCCGCAGTTGCTTACCCCACATGGCTTGCGGCCTACGACAAGGCTATCGCAAGCGGACTGGAAGAAAGCGTAGCCATTGCGCGGGCAGACGGGGCGGTTGTTGCGGCCCAGGGTGGCGGCGGCGCACTGGATACGCCGTCCGTAATGCGTCAAGCCGGGCTTATGCGGATGCTTTGCCCGTTCATGAGTTTTGCTCTTTCTGACTTCAATCGCAAAATGGAGCAGGTGCGCGGGCTGACAGAGTGGGCCAGAACTGGCAATAGCAGCATGACCCCGGCCAAGGCTTTTCAGGCTTTCGCATTCCAATGGGTGATGCCTGTGGCTCTCTCTGCCCTGCTCGTTTCTCTTGGACGGGATGATGATCTTCCAGACGAAGAAGATTATGCATGGGAAGCCGCTGGCTTTTTGAGTATGGGCATCCCCATTGTGCGCGATATAACCAGAATGGCAGAAAGCCATTTTTCAAGTGACGGATTCAAGGGAGGGCGCACGCCGCTGATGCTGGCCGGTCTGGATAACGCCATTCGCGGCGCCGGGCATGCGGCAACGGCTCTGGAGGAAGATGATGACGATGCCACATATCTGGCGCTCAAGGAAACCACAAACGCGGTAGGCTTCCTGCTGGGCCTTGGGACGCCGCAACTCTGGCGCACGATTGAAGGATCGAATGCTTACTTTGTGGACGATGAGGGCGGTGTGCTGGCCCCATTGTTGGGGAAGCCGAGGGCGCAGAAAGATTAACCAGGAGGGGCCGGGAAACCGGCTCTTCTTGTTTCCCATAGTGCATCTTGCCCCGCACCTCCACGGCTGATAGTAAATAAAGAAATGAATTGGAGGATGCAATGGCAAAAGTTGCCCTAATACTTTCTTTTATCTTATTTATTGTCGGGTGTGGAACAAGAGAAAATATAACATCAAATAATTATAAATTTTATTCACCACCACCAAGCAAAAACAATGGCGTTGGCCCAAAATTCGGATATGTCGGCGGTGGGTATTACAAGCCAACAACTGGATTCTTTTTCCGTGATGTCTCATTTGGAATGACCGAAGATGAAGTTGAAAAAACAATAATCTCTACAAATGAAACACACAAAGGCCAGCATGAAAATAATTTAAACCTGGGCTCTGCCAATGTCGTATTTCCGACTCTTTCATCATATGGGAAAATTGTTAAACATGATGGTTATATTGATTTCGTAATTACTGATAATTTTGGTACAGTTGGTGTTATGTCTTTTATGTTTTCAGACGGAGAACTCAACGCTATATTTGTAAAATATTTTTTTTCATTATTGCGCCCACTCGCACAGAATAGGTTTTATGGAGAATTGCTTGATGTTTTTTCGTCAATATCACATTCAACTGCATACAACATAAAGATTGTAGGATCAAATAGTGTTTATGAAAGAGATGGTATATACCATCTCTTCGGATATGAATGTTCAGCAGTTTGGAATAAAAACTATAAAATGACCCTCGAAAAGGTAAAATTTGAAGGAAACAGGCTGCAGTCCGCATATGGCATAAAATATAAAGAACCGACCACGACAACAAAATACAAAAAACCCTCTCAGGAAGACAACTCAAAAATGCCTGATTCTGTTGACGAAAAGTTAAAAGTATACGGTCGCACTGTTGAAACTTTGCTTAACTAAGATGGAGTTATTGCAATGAACAAAATAGCAAAATATTTTTGGCCGGTAATCGCCATCATCAATACGATTGCCATATGCTCGATTGCCATAAGCCTATACGAAATAGAAGAGTATGGCCTCGACGTTTCCGCTACTGTCTCTGGTGAAACGAAAATCTCCACTTCGCAGTATTCACCCATTGAGGTGGACATTAACCGCAGGAATTGACCCCACCTGCTTACTAGCAAAGGCCGCCCCGCGCGGCCCTTTCTTTTTTCCCCCGTCCGCCTTATCTTTCCTGCATGCCAAGCCTCTTTGACCCCCTCGCCTACCTCGCTACCCTGGGCGCATATGCCAAGGTGTCTATTGACGCGGACGGTGAGCGACACATCACGCTAGACTTCAAGCTCGGGATTAAGAGCAAGGTGCAGTTGCAGGCCAAGGCCATCGCCAAACGGTACGAGCGTCTGCTGCTGATGCAACTTGACGTGCCAATGGGCACAATGCCGCGCACCATTCAGCAGCTCGTGGCCGCCGGGCGAGTCAGGGTCGAGGGGCGGAAGTTTAAGAAAGTGGAATGAGGAAATGATACCCAGAGCCGGGCGAGGTGGGATTGAAGGCGGGGACTTGCAACGTGTCGGCTGTGCACATATCCTGTGCACATGACAGCGCACAAAAAGAGGCCCGTTTGTGCACATTTAGACACATTTCCAAAGCGTAAAGTTAAATAATTAAAGATAGTTACACTGCAAATTTCATCCTTGGTAAGGATGAGGTCAGCAGTTCAATCCTGCTCAAGGGCTCCA